CTAAACGTTTTTTATGCCTACTACCTTGCGTTTGGGGCATCCTTGGGACACAACGTCAGAAAAACTACTGTTCAGCATTTCCACCTGGTTGCGGTCCATCTCTCCGATCCACTTCGAGTAAATCTCATAAACCATCTTCGCATTCTCGTGGCCCATCTGTCCTGCGATGAAAGACGGATTAGCTCCGGCAGTTAATAGCCAGCATGCGAACGTGTGGCGCGACTGGTAAGGGCGTCTGCTCCTGATTCCCGCCTTCTTTAATCCCGCCTCCCAACTATACCCCAGAGACTGAGAGCCATAATACTTCGTTTGCCCGCGCCAGTTTTTGGGCGGGATAAACACGAACCGCAATTTTTGTTGTTCAGTTAAGCCATGTTCTCGGTGATGAAAAGTGATTTCGGTTTTGCTTAATGCGCCAGTTAGCTTGAATTGCTCACGTAAGGCGTTCAGCGCAGGCTCAAGCAGGGTTACAGTTCTGTTCCCCGCTTCGGTTTTGGGTGGCACAAACAGCCCCTCATTAGTTTGATTACGCCTGACGTGAAGCTCACCCTTATCAAGATCTACATCCTCCCAGGCTAAAGCTGTAAGCTCTCCATGCCGAAGGCCGGTAAAAATAGCTGTAGTCCAGAGCAAAGAATACCGAGGAGATAACGCTTGTATAAAACCTTCGTACTCACTCTGGAGAAGCGGATCCGGGTCTCTCCTGGTGCGTTTAAGCATCTTTATACCTTCGTGCGGGGTATGCTCGATAAAGCCACTCAGGTTCGCCAGTTTGAGCAGCGCAGTCAGGTTGTTCATCAGGCCGTTGACCGTGGATACAGCTCGGCCTTTTCTTTTAAGCCAGGGAGCATGATCGCTAAAGGTGTTACCAGTTAAGAGCGCGTTCCTGTAATTCAACAGGTCGGTATGTTGAATGTCCGTAATATGCGTATTACTTCCGACGATAGCGCAAAGTGTTGCTATGCGTGATTCTGCGCCTCTGTATGACGCAGCTGACACCTCAAGCTTTTTGGCATTAAGATAAACTTTGCACAATTCACCGAAGGTTTTAATTTTTTGTGTTGTAGTGAATTTTTTAAGCGCTTTTGATTCAGGGAAGTGCTCTGCATAGTCAAATTTGCCTTGCTGAATCTCACTCATAATTAAAGCACGGAGATTGCCAGCTTTTCTTATATTGCTATTTGATACAGTCCAACCGCGCAAAACTTCGCGGCAACGTATGCCGCGATATAGAAAGCTAATTCTTATTCCTTTCCCATGCAGTTCTACGCCAGAAGGCATATTCATTATGTGTCCCCGACAAGCCTATTAATCCTGGTGTAGTTGTAGAGAAGCGTTACTCTTCCTTCTGAGGCCTTTGGATCTGGTGGGTGCTTCTTATAGTGAATGCCCTCAATCCATCTCCCCTCCCGGTAAGATTTAATTTGCCGGGGAGTCATATACATCTTCGCTACAATTCCCTTTTCCATCACCCATTCATCTTCTTGAGTAATATCGGCCATAAATAACCTCATGGCCGGGAAACTATAATCAGTTCCCCGGTTTAATGTTGATTATTGGAAATCAAATGCTAGAACCATCCAGATGATCAAACAAACTCCAGTATCTCGACCAGTCTGGCTGCATATACTCTTCCGCTTCATCATCCCATTCGCCAGCAAATGGGTCCTCACAGACCGAGGTAAGCCATAGCCCAATTGCCGGACAGTCAGGGTTTCCCTCAAATAATTCAGCGATAGAAGGCCAGTGGTTAACAGTGGCTTCACTTGGAGGGAAATCAGCAAGGTAAAGCCGGATGTACTCTGCTGCGCGGGGGTAATGCTCCTTGAGGACATACATCCGGTCATATGTCATCGCTAATACAGCGCGATGATGAAGAGGAATGTCCTCACGATTGGCCAGAGGCCATAACTTCTCGATACATGCCATATAACCATAAGGGACCGTTCTCAGATAACGGATAGCCATGTCGTTCCAGATTACGGGACCGCTGCCCCATGCATTGCGAAACTCTTCAGCAGTCTCTGATTTTTCGCCTGGCCAAACTCGTATCACTGTTGTGTAGCTCATCGTGAAGCCTCCGCTTTAAGCGCTTTATACGCACGAAGCACATGTGATGTTTTCCCGGAAATAACTGTTTTCATTATAAAGAAACCGCTACGTTTAGACCGAACGGAAGGAGCCAGGAATAAGGCGGTATCAACGGCGCGGTTGTGTAGGCGGAATTCGAATACCGTGCTGGTTATAATAGCGGTTGCGATTACACCTTTATCGTTAAATTCTATTTTCATAATTATTTATTCCACGCTGCTGGTCGTAATTGAAAGTTTGCAGGCCTTGAAGGTAATGACTTACGAACTAAAGACTGCGTAGCCTTTAATTGGTCTTTCTTTTTTTCCTTTTCGTTACAGATAGGGCAGTAATAAGCCACTTTGCGATAAGCTCCTCGGCCAGAAGGGCGATATTGCAACTCTTCGCGTGCAAAGGAGCCGCCGCAGCTATAGCAATGGAGTTTTTCGGCATCCATAATTATTCCTTTGTTTAGGTGTGTGGGTACCTGCCATTTAAGGCATTGAATATTTTGGTGATAATTAAAATGAAACTTCGGTATTTACTTTATATTGACCTGTAAGCAAGTCAGCATCGACGGAAATTAAATCTCCATACAGGTCATAATTTAAAACAACATCCCGAAATTGAAGTCCTGAAAGCGCATCCTTACGACCGCAAAACATACTGTCTTCTTCGTGCTTTGCTGCTTCATGAATATCTTTTATTGACGACATGGCATCAGACCACATGCCACTGTTACCAATGAACTGCGCAATAGCTAGTTTGCTTTGAGCTGCTTTAACCATCGGGTTGCTTTGCAGTAAATTAGCCATTAAACACCCCCGTAACATGTAGAATTTTGATGATCGTCGCTGACCAGGCAACAAGGCAGATAGCCAGAACAATTACCAGTGAACGAATGCCGTTTCTGCTCATCTCCTTACCCTCATGTGTATTGAGTACCTAACAGACCTTGCAATGCAGTGCCGGGTGCCTCCCGGTGATACCAGCCAGTTAACAACTGGTATCGACAGCTTCTTTTCCACCCCACTCTTTTTAGAAACGAGTGTTACCGCTTAACTGTGCCGCGTGCGCATAGCCGCATTCACTGCATTGCAAAGCCTGTTGATTTTTAGCCTTCAGGCGGCCAACCGAACGTTTAACCTATCGCACCGTTGTGTCGATAAGTAGAGAATACTACATAAAGTAGATTGGTCAACACCTAAAGTAGAAATAAATATCTACTTAAAGTTGTTTTTGACGATGCGAAGACACAAAAAAACCCAGCATTGCTGGGTTTGGTGTGGTTGTTTCTGATTTATTTTTTGTCTGGATCTGCGTACTCGCTATAGAACTCCAGGAGCTTCTTATAGCGAATCTCAAAGGCCAGAAGCATGTTGTTTGCTTCTGCATCAGGGAATTTTCTGAAGACTCGAATCAGGCGTTTCTCTTCATCGCTTAAGCTCGCGAATTCTGTTTCATCGCCTTTCTCTGGTTGGGTGAGGGTGACGGTCTCCAGGGCTGCGTTGGATTCAGCACTGTTTTCTACTGCCCCGTAGTCTAGCCAGGCTGGAGGCACGCTCAACCACTCCGCAATTCTCATCAGCTTTTCATCGCGCGGTTTTGCTGTGCCAAGCGTATACCGCCTAGCCATTTCGTAGGTGACCTGTCCCGCATGACTTAATTGCTTAACAGACAAGTTCTTTTTACTCATCTCTTGGTTAAGTCGATCTGCGAAGTCTTGATGCTTATTCGATTTTTCTACCATAGGTAGAAGATTACGGCAGAGAGCGTTTTTAGTCATTTCTATTTTAAGTAGTTGCATTTTCTACTTTGTGTAGTATTCTCTACTTGCCAACTCACAGGAGGTAAGAATGCCTACACCATACAAAAACATAACGGAGAAAGCCGTTAGAGCGATTGGGAATGTTTCCTATGTCGCCCGCATGTTCGACTTTAAGTCGAGCCAGTCAGTAGCAAATTGGATAAACCGAAATTGCGTCCCTAGTGATCGCGTCATCCCACTCTGTCGCATGGGAGGGTGGGTAGTAACCCCTCATGAACTTCGCCCGGACCTTCATCCAACACCGATTAGTGGACTTACGGAAGAAATTATCACCAAGCGGCAGAGGGAGTCTGATTAATGGAAATCAAACACGAGCACGTTGAAATAGTTCTGCTGGCCTGGGCTGCTGAATTCGGTCAGGCATATGCAGCTAATGCCATTACTGAAGAGTATGTGCGTTCAGGTGGGACTGAGCTTCGCCTGGTACCGGGCAAAGCGTGGGCCAATCAGCAGAATATCTTCCATCGCTGGCTGAAGGGTGAGACCGAGCAGCAGCGCGAGAAAATCCGCCTACTCCTTCCCTCAATCCTGCGCGTTCTGCCGCGTGAAATCCGTCATCGTCTGAGCATCTACGACACGATAGAGCGTCGGGCATTGCTGGCGGCCCAGCATGCCATCGGAACGGCTATTGATGCGCATGACGACGCTATTGAAGCCATATACAGCAAGGCGTATCAGCCTGTCGCTGTTGAAGTAACGAAATACCACTGATTCCGGAGGTGACTATGTGTAACCAGTCTGCTGCTGAATTGATTGCTCGCCTGAAGCGAGCGTATCCGGCGTATGAGCCGTCTGAAGGAGATTGTGCAGGCACTGGCATCCCTAAGGCCGGTTCTCGCTTCCAGCACAGACACAAAGGCCACATGGTGACGGTACTCACAGCGACAGAGAAAGATGTTTCCTACCGCAAAGCCTGCGGGGCTATTGGCTGGGTGGGGTTAAGAGAGTTTTTACGGCTACACAATGAGGTTTCGGAATGAACAATCAGGTATTTGAAATTGTTCAGGCCATGTCTGGGCAGGGGAACTGCATAACGATCCCCGGACCGTATCTGGATTTCTTTGCAGGAGACAGGCAGCAGCATTTGCTGGCGGCCATTCTCAATCAGCTGGTGTTCTGGTCAGGGAAGTCGAGTCTGGAAAATGGCTGGTTTTACAAAGAGCACGCAGCGCTTGCCAAAGAGATTCGCGCCAAAGATGGCGACGTGGTCAGAAAAGCAATGTTCAAGATTACAGAGCAGTACCTGGCGGGGGTTATTGAGGAAGAGTTACGGCAGGTAAGCGGCACTCCGAAGAAGCATTATCGGGTCGATCAGGAGGCGCTAATCGCCAAAATATTCCCGCAAGGGGGAAATTCAAATAACCCATTGAAAAATATGGATACGGCCCAAGAGCCGAATGGAAACGGCTTAAGAGCCGAATCGAAGCAAGTGATTGAAAGTGATGGAAACGGCTCTCAAGCCGAATGCATTCGTCCCAAGAGCCGAATGGAAACGGCCCAAGAGCCGAATCCTGGAAACGGCTCTCAAGCCGAATCCTATCTCTATACAGATCTTAAAAACAGATCACTACATACAGATCATAAAAACCACGCGGGAGAGATTCTTCCTGTGGATAACTTTGCAGAGTCAGGACGTGAACCGGTCATCCCGGCAGCATACATTCCTGACGCTACCGAAGACAGTAACCTGGCTACCGATGATGACTTCGATCTCGCGATGTGGTTCTGGTCGACCATCATCGAGATGTACGAACGCGCCGCCGAATTTGACGGCTCTCTGGCAAAACCGAGAGAACCGAACTTTGTTGGATGGGCTAACGAGGTTCGCATGCTTCGCCAGGAACATGGCTGCAGCCACGACCAAATCCGCACCATGATTGAGCGCATTCAGCGCGATCAGTTCTGGTGCCCAAAAGTTCAAACCATGAAGACATTACGTAACAAATGGCCTGAGCTGGCGCTGAAGCTGTGCCCGGTAAACCTTGCTGTAGCCGGAAACCTCGGATTTAGCGGCAAAGTTCAGGCAGATATTCCAAAGGGTTTCAGGGGCTAAGGAGTTTTTTCAATGAAAACAACTAAATCCAAGAAAACACAATACAGCGGTGAAATCACGATGATCGAATTTCTCAAGGCTAATCCTGATTTGACCACAAGAGAAATCGCAGTTGCGCTTGGGCGCGGTATGTCTTCGGTCGGTAATCAGCTTCGCCAGTTACACGGAACGGGTCAGATTACCCAAAGCGGCATGCGGAATGGCGCGGCAATGTGGTGCTTCAACGATATGCCGTTTGGCTGCGCGAACCGGCTTCGGGCGAGGTTTGAAAGCCTTCTGAGGGAATGTCGTGGGGTCGCTCAATGAAATTACAGAAATGCCCTGATTGCGGCGCGTTACCTGAGTACCACTGGAAAGATTATACGTTTGGCTCTTGCTCTGGCGCACTGAAATGCCCCTTTGACCATTACCGAGTCCAGCAAAGCTACTGGGCTGGTGGAAAGAACAAAGCCAGGCATGCTCTGGAACAAAAATGGGCTGAGGCGGTTAATAAAAACGAGGTTAAAAATGGCTAAGAATTCAATCGACGCATACGGTGCCAGCGGCAAGACAAACGTTCTGATGTTTGAGCCGGAAAATCTGCATATTGTCACTGACAAGGCTCATCCGCTTTACGATGAACGTATTTACTTACCTCTCAGTGAAGCCATGGTGCTGAACATCATAGACCAGGGGGTTCTTGAGCCGATTATTGTCTGGAAAGACCCGGAAACGGGGCTGTCCTGCGTGGTTGATGGCCGTCAGCGTGTCCGCCATACCCTGGAAGCTAACGGGCGTCTGGCAAAAGAGGGAAAAACCCCACTGCTGGTTCCGGCAGTCACTAAACGCGGTTCAGCTGTACGCATGGCTCAGGCGATGGTCAGCGCAAACGAAATCCGTCAGGCCGATACACCGCTGGGCAGAGCCAAAAAGATGGCTGATGCGCTGGAGCGTGGGCATGACGAGGAAGACCTCGCGCTGATGTTCGGTGTCAGCGTCCCCACTGTACGCGCTACGCTAACCCTTCTGGATGCCACTCAGGCAGTCAAAGACGCGGTAGAGTCCGGCACAGTAACAGTTACCCAGGCGCGTCAACTGGCATCACTGAAACCCGAAGAACAGCGGGAAAAGGTAGCCGAAATCGAAGCGGCGACCGCTGGCACTAAAGGCCATGAAAAGGCCAGGCGTCAGCGCGCCGTGCTTGGCGAAACAAAGCCACGTCTCAAATCACGCAAAGAAATCACAAAAGCCCTTGAAGGTGCCTGCGGTGAATACGCGGCGGCACTACGCTGGGTACTGGGAGAAGCATTATGAGTATCGTTGGAGATTATTTCTTTGAATTCCCGGCATCACGTGGCGTTCAGGGCGGAGCTATTGTTCTTATGATGACAGTACCAGCGCGAACCCTAGCACGCGTCCTCGCCAGTGATAATTACGGGGATACTTTAGAGCGTTCTCAACGCGAAATTAACCCAGCACGGGCCAAGAAATTCTATGAATATCTGGTGAATGCTCATGAGAATAAAGACCCCTTCATTATCCCGCCACTTGTGGGAAACTGTAATTCAGATATTGAGTTTCAGGAGTTCGGCAATACCAACGTTGGTGTTGTTCGCTTTCCTATGGATGCAGAAATCAAACTTTTTGACGGCCAGCATCGAGCTGCGGGAATCGCCGAGTTTTGCCGTACCGTTGGCGAACCGATCCACGTACCATTAATGCTGACCCATAAGCTTTCGCTGAAAACACGACAGCAGTTCTTCTCCGACATTAACAATAATGTTTCCAAACCATCTGCGGCTATCAATATGGCCTATAACGGGCGTGATAAGAACGCGCAGGAAATGGTTAGTTTTATCAGTTTACACAGCGTGTTTTCTGAAATCACCGATTTTGAGCATAACGTCGTTCCCGCGAAAAGCGATAAGTGGGTAAGCTTCAAGGCTCTTAGTGATGCCACGGCAAAATTTTCAGGTTCCTGCTCACAAGATGATCTTGAAGGGTTATGGAATGCGTGGCTTATGTTGACAGGTTTAGATGATATTCGCCGCGGTACGAATCAGGCCGAATACAAACGCGAGTATATCCAGTTCCATGCAGTGATGATTAATGCCTTCGGTTACGCAGTGCAGCGGCTGAGCGAAGGCCGGGGAGTTCGCGGGGTCACGCTGATGATTGAGGATCTTGTTATGAATACCGGCATTGCCGAGCGTGAAGACTTTTTCCTTATTTCATCATGGGACGGAATTTGCGCCAGCTGTGAGAAAGCCAGGCCAACGGTCATTGCGAATGTATCTGCTCAAAAGGCGGCTGCATCACGTCTGATGGATGCCATCGTTAATAAAAACTTGTCCGTTAGTAGCGGTAAGGAGGCCAGTCATGACTGATATCACAAAACTGGCGCAGAGTTTAAAACGGCGAGCAGCATCAGCAAATGAGTTTGGCGAAGGCCTGTTCTTCATAAAAGCCGATGACGTTCTGGCGCTGTTAGAGGCGCTGGATAACACGCAAGCCGAAAATGAACTGGTACGAGGTCAGTTATTCATAGCCGGGCGAACACTATTAAATCAGCAGGCAAAGATTGCAGAGCTGGCGCTGGCCGCAATGGACAGCGAGCCAGTTGGGTTCACAGATGAACGAAACCTTCATCATATTGCTATGGGCCGAGAAACCTCTTTGATTTGGGGTAAGCAGAACTCAGAGGCGGGAGATGTTCCGCTCTATCGCCACGCGCAGCAGCCGGTAGTGCAGATGGTCGCTGAGGAATCGCGCTGCGGCACCAAAGACACGCCAGCCCTGGATTCATTGCCAAAAAACGCCGAGTCGCGCAGCGGCAACTCTCTGGCTAACGATACCAACGTTGTTGAACGGTTGACCATTACTCTTCCTGATACGAGCTCAAAAGCATTCTGGAGCGGTACCGGGAAAACGGAAACATTCCATCCGGTGACTTATCGCCGATGGGTGAAAGAAGCCATAGAACGATACTGCACCATCGCTCGGATTGATGTGGAGGTGAAGTAGTGGAGCCTTCACTGGAATATGCCTGCAAACGCATTCAGGAACTTGAAAGCCTTCTGCTGGTGGACGTGCCTGAAACTGTGTGGCCAGCAGAAGTAGCGATGGTCCTGTCAGAAGTAGAAAGCGCCGGGGAACTCCCGGCGCACCACCAGCGCCGCCTGCAGCACCACATCAACAGGATGTGGCTGGAAAAAATGCCGGTACCGTCAATAATTGCCGCGGCTCGTTCGCTGGCCAGCGCCATGGAGAAATACGCGTGAGAGAGAGCGAAATCATCGTTGATAACTTTGCTGGTGGCGGCGGAGCCTCAACGGGCATCGAGTTGGCGATTGGGCGCAGCGTGGATATTGCGATTAACCATGACCCGAACGCGGTAGCGATGCATACCACTAATCACCCGGACACGCTGCACTATTGCGAATCGGTTTACGAAGTCAGGCCAAAGGTTGCGACCGCTGGCCGCCCGGTAGCGCTGGCGTGGTTTTCACCAGACTGCCGTCACTTTTCAAAGGCGAAAGGAGCTAAGCCTGTCGAGAAAGCTATCCGCGGACTGGCCTGGGTGGTTCTGCGCTGGGGGCTGGATGTTAAACCCCGAGTGATGAAGCTGGAAAACGTTGAAGAATTTAAAACGTGGGGGCCGCTGCTCGCTGGTGAAATGCGTCCAGATCCTGCCCGCGCTGGCGAAACTTTTGAGGCATTCATTGGCATGCTGACCACAGGCATTTCAGCGGGTCATCCGGCGCTAGCCGAATGCTGCGAATTCCTGAATATTTCGCTTGATAGCGAGGATGCAGCACGGCTGGTAAACGGTTTGGGTTACACCGTTGAGTATCGCGCGCTGCGCGCATGCGATTATGGCGCGCCGACCATCCGTAAGCGGTTCTTCATGGTGATGCGCTGCGATGGGAAGCCGATTGTATGGCCGGAAGCCACTCATGGAGATCCGAAATCACCGGCGGTGCTAGCTGGCAAACTGGCACCATGGCGCACAGCTGCGGAATGCATCGACTGGTCCATCCCGGCGCCGAGCATCTTTGATCGCAAAAAGACGCTGGCGGTCAATACATTGAAACGTATTGCGCGAGGCATCCAGCGTTTCGTTATCGACAGTACTTCGCCGTTTATCGTGAAGTGTAATCATACCAGCACCCGGGCGCGTTATGACTGTTTCAGAGGACAGTCGCTTGATGAACCGCTGCAGACGATCACGAAAACCCACGGCTACGCAATTGCGGTACCTCATCTAACAAAATTCAGAACAGGGGCCACCGGGAAGCCAGTTACCGAACCGGTACCGACAGTGACCGCTGGCACGTCAAGGCGCCCGGGCGGGAATGGTCACGCTCTGGGTATTGTTGAGGCAGAGCTGGCGCCGTTCCTGGCTGGCAATGGCGGCAGCGAGTACCAGGCTAAACCGCGCCCGATCGATAAACCCGCCCACACAATCCTGAAAGAGTCGCGCGCCTGTGTCGTCGCTCCGGTTATCGCCCGGCAATTCGGTGCCAGTGTCGGCCACCGTGCCGACGAACCAAGCGCAACAATCACCGCGGGCGGCGGCGGTAAATCGCAGCTGGTAGTGCCGACGCTTATTCAAACCGGATATAGCGAAAGGCCCGGGCAGGCTCCGCGAGTACCAGGACTTAATAAACCGCTGGGTACCGTCGTGGCAGGTGGCGGAAAGCATGCTGTTGTCGGGGCGTTCCTGGCGAAACACTACGGCGGCAATTACACCGGATCTGGTGTTGGGCTGGATGAACCGACACATTCAGTGACGACAGTTGACCATCATGCGGTAGTTGCGGCGCATCTCATGGTGAACAATACCGGGCATCCTGGCGGATCCGTGGAATCTCCTGCGCATACGGTTACGACTGGCAATCACCACGCCGTTGTAGCCTCCCACCTGGTTAAGCTGCGCGGTACTTGCCGTGACGGACAGCGAACTGATGCGCCGATGCCGACTATTACCGCTGGTGGTCAGCACGTCGGGGAAGTTGAGACCACTCTCGCTGTTGAGCATTACGACGAGCAGCGCGCGCAGCAGGTGCTGGCGTTCGTGCAGGAATACTGCGGGGAGGATAGCACCGGACTGGTGGAAATCGCCGGGGTGACATATCGCATTGTCGACATTGGAATGCGCATGCTACAGCCGCATGAGCTTTACCGGGCGCAGGGCTTCCCGGAGTGGTACATCATTGACCAGGATTACCACGGCGTGAAATACGCAAAGGACAAACAGATCGCACGCTGCGGTAACGCTGTCCCGCCGCCTTTTGCTGAGGCATTGGTGAGGGCTAATTTACCTGAATTATGTCAAAAGAAGGACGTAGCCGCCTGATGTATTATAAAGCTGAGAATGCGACTGTGTTTGAAATTTGTCGTATGAAATTATTGAATTAAATTCACGTGGTGCGCTTATTAATATGTGTTTTAGTTTAAATGATTTGGAAAATTCTCAATTTGAAAATAGTTGAATCTTTACTTCATTAAAGCTGCTATTGTCTCCTGTAAAATGGAACCATCAAGTACCGGAGCCTTCTCTTACTTGATTTTTAAGTCTTTTACATAGGGATGACTGAGGATTTATCATGGCAAATGATTCACGAGGAAATGAGGTGGTTTTCAACCGCGCATATCTAAACTTGTGCTCTAAGAATAAGAATTTAAGTACATTGGTTATAGCCAGAGAGTTTAAGGATGATAATATTGTTGGATGTTTTTCTTTTGGCCTTAAAAAACTAATCGATATTGAGTCAAAGTGTTTGTTTTTGCGCTATAAGTACCCATGGCCAGATTTTGAAATTGAACTGGTTAAAAATAAAGGCGGTGATTACGAGTTCATGCTTTTTCATAATGATTTTCTTAAAGGTAGTGAGGTTTAAGTTAGTTATAACGATTTTTTTAATCAAATCGGATTTAATTTAATTGTTTATGTTAGACATTTTTTACCTTGAGCTTGTCTAAGGATAACATTCGAAGAGTGTCGCACGATTGCCCGACTACTTTAATCGAACAGTTTTGATGTCACTGCTCGATTAAATTTGGCCATTACGTAATCATATAAGGTCTCGTCAATATGACTTGTTTTACCACTCATGAGTTGGGCGATTTTTGTTTACTGTGACCTAAGACTCTGTCTCTCTTTAGAGAACATGACTAAAAAACCCCATAGATTCAACCCGCTACGGTGGGTTTTGTTTTCCCATGACTGATAAAAATTAACGTTTTGTGCTCTTAAGATATTGCTCATTCAGTGAGTTAGGTGTACTGTGTATTTATACAGTGTTTGGGTGGGTGATACTATGAGAATCGAAGTAACCATCGACAAGACTAAAAAACTGCCAGAAGGGGCCATTCCCGCCCTTGAAGTTGAATTGCTGCGCCGTCTTCATCAAAGCTATGAAGGCTGCAAACTAAATATAAGACGCTCAAGCACTGACGGGCTGACCGTTCTGGGCGGCGTTGATGGCGATAAAAAGCGCATAGAGCAAATCCTGCAGGAAACGTGGGAAAGTGCCGACGACTGGTTTTTCTGATTTTTGATTGGTAGTGCGCATTACCTCTGATGCCACTGCTCGAAATTGGCGAGATAATTTCGCACTGGAGGTAATGTGAAAGGCACCAATAACTGTAAGGCAGAAACTGCCACTGGTGAAAAAATATCTTCATAAGGTGGCGGTCGATGAACACTGATGAGTTAATAGAGGCTATCCGCATTCCTGGTAGTTACGTGCTTGATAGCCTTCCAGGCGGTAAATATATACTCACTCCTATAGAGCCGGGTGAGATAAAAAATACTGAAACCTCTCACGAGGAATGTAAAAGCTTCTTCCAGCAGGACAGAAGCTGATTTATAATAATCACCTCGGCTGAACACCGAACCTATCGCGCCATCACCGGAGTAAAGTGATGACGCAAAAATGCAGCAACGCCATTTTTCGCCGTGCCTCAGTGCGCGGTGTTTCCGTTTGTCTGTCGCGCCAAGGTGGTGCGATATGAGCAAATCCAAAACAAAAGCTGAAAAGCTTCATCTTAGCCGCGTAGCCGCTCTTGGCTGCATAGTTTGCCGCAACCTTGATTACGGTGAATCACCCGCTGAAATACATCACTGTAGCTCTGGCACTGGCTTATCTGTCCGCGCTGATAACTTCCATGTCATTCCTCTTTGCCACGCTCATCATCGCACTGGTGGTTACGGCGTTGCTATTCATGCCGGCCGTAAATCATGGGAAGAGAAATTTGGTACTGAAAGCGAGTTGCTGGCGCAGGTTCTGCAGGAATTAGGGGAGACCATCGCATGACTAATCCTTATTGCGAATCTCTCGCGGCCCTACGCAATGCACCATCACATTATTTAAAAGAGGTTGGCGACCAGTGGCGAACGCCGGATCCGCTTTTCTGGGGTATCAACGCGATGTTTGGTACGTTGATGCTGGACCTGTTTGCTGATGACAGCAACGCAAAATGCCCTGTCTGGTACACCGCAGAAGATAACGCGCTGACACAGGATTGGTCGGAAATGCTGGGCTCAATCGGTGGTGCTGCATTTGGCAACCCGCCTTACAGTCGTTCTCAATACCACGAAAAACAAGCTATCACCGGCATGACTCACATCATGAACTACGCAACTGCGCAACGAGAGAAGGGTGGGCGCTATGTGTTCCTGGTCAAATCCGCAACGAGCGAAACATGGTGGCCGGAAGATGCGGATCATGTCTGCTTTATCCGTGGGCGGATTGGTTTCGATCTGCCTGTCTGGTTTAAACCCGCCAACGACAAACAAAGGCCGACCAGCGCGTTTTTTGCTGGTGCCATAGCTGTATTTGATAAGGCCTGGCGAGGCGAGAAATTCAGTTATATCAACCGTACCGAACTGGAAGCAAAAGGCCAGGCATTTATGGCGCTGGCGCAGTTTGCCATTGATAAAAGGTGACCGCATGAAACTTGAATCTTCCCTCAAACACTTCAGCCCTCAAGGCATGCACATCAGCGACAGTATGAATAAAACAGGAGTAGAGAATAATGCGTGATATGTACGAAGTTTTAGACTGTTGGGGTGCCTGGGCTGCTGCTGATAGCAGCGGAGTTGATTGGCAACCCATTGCTGCCGGGTTTAAAGGGCTGCTACCGCACGGTAAGAAATCACGTTTACAGTGTGATGATGATGAAGGGATAATGATTGACGGATGTGTAGCGCGATTGCGGAAATATAAGCCGGAAGAGTATGAGTTGATTATCGCTCATTTTGTTATCGGGATTTCACTACGTGCCATAGCGAAGAGGCGGAAGTGTTCGGATGGAACTGTCCGGAAAGAGCTACAGACTGCAATGGGATTTATTGATGGTCTAATGTATATGATAAGAGACACTGTACATTTTAAAATTACATAAGTTTCGTTATTTCCTTAAGACGTAGCCATGTAATGTAAAATTTTTTAAAGGTGATGAGTAACACAAATATGCCCAGTTGAAGCAACGCCTGGGCATATGTATACTCCGCATCGTTTGTTATGTAGGGTATTTTAAATTTTAATGTGTCAGGAAAAAATAATAAGATAATGAATATAATGCAAACTGAAAGCAGCCACCCCATAGTTGAGTGCATTTCTTCAGTGAACTTTCTTAAATAACCTGTTTTTCCGATGTTTTTAATAAGCGTGTTATCTTTAGCAGAGGCCATCAGGGTTATTGAACCCAACACGAAACCAAATAATATTCCGGCGAATGTAGAAATTGCAGATGCAATAGGTTGAATCTGGGCAAAAGTCAACCTTGCCGAAAGCGGTAAAGCGATGATACAAAAGGCAGCAGAGGCTAAAATATAGACATAGTTAGCCAGATTTTTAACATTCTCCTTTTTCATACCATCGCTCCTGTTTACTCGACCCTTTGCCCACCCACTCCAAAGTATGCTGCTAATTCGTCATTTTTACTATCTTTTGCTTGAGTTAATGCATCCCAAATGCTCGCAGCAAGGGGGTAGCGGCCTCCGAGCTCTACATCTGTGTAGTAAACTAACTTATCGGCGACAAGATCAATCGGGTGTTGCACACCAGTCTCGATGTCTTGTGTTTCAAGTTTCAATTTCTCAACTTCGAAGGTCTCAAGAGTTTCCGTTAGCGCTCTTTTTAATCGAGAACCCAGGTACCTATTTTCAGGATCATCGGAACGACCATCACCTCTCAGTGTAAGGTTTACTTTAGCGGAATTCGTTCCGTTTAATGTCGCAATTAATGCGTTGTTAAAATCATGTTCTACATTTTCAAAGAGTTGTGCATTTGTTGGGCGCGCTATCCCAATCTCTAGTGTTTTAATATGGACTTGGTTGCGAAGTAGCCATTCTAGACTATTTGCCTGAATAATTGGGTTAACAGTTGTATTTTGAGTACCGTTTGAGAGATATTTGCTCAACAACAACCAACTATAACAGAAACGGTTGCGTTGAATGATAAGAACTGAGTCTTGGATGTAAAAATGGAAGTACGCTTTTTCTAGTAAGTTCTCATTTGCCTCGAGTAAAATTTCTCTCTCTTGACCACCAACGACAGCCACATGCGGAAGGTCATTTGAGCGATGCTTCCCAATAACCCCCCTATAGCCATATGCGGTTCTCTCCATAAACCGAATTTCTACCAGTTTACTACCAACTTTTCTCACTGTTTGTTGAGGTGCCTCACTGTATACATCGAATAAATTATTAAATACATCCTCAGGAGATTGTATTGCGGCATGAGCATCAGTGCTGATTGTGTTGCATTGATAAAAATCAAAGAAAAAACGTTTACTTGGCATTATTAGAAATCCCTATATCAAGGTTCTGATTCAATTAGCATAAGATAACTAAAAAACTAACGCGTACGCAAAAAGTATCGTACTCTGTTAAGAGTGGTTACTTCGATACACAGCTTAAGCTGCGAAAACTTGCCGACTGGCGGTTTTTTTGCTTTCCGGCGATACGACAGGGGTATTCGCGAGATGCATTGCATCAGTACCCCTGTCACATCGTCGTAGAGCCATACCCATAATTCACAAGCCTCAGCACTCGCTGGGGCTTTTCTATTTCAGGCTCACGGGAATCATCTACGACGTGCTTTGTTGATAAATCCAGCCCGTGAAGCCTGATTCTATTCCCCTCAACTTTGAGAGGATTCACAGCAATTGAGGGGGATCGATGTCCGAACCAATAACCGGCACAGGCTTAGCTGGTGGCGCTTTAACAGGGGCGAGTGTTTACGGGCTGTTAACCGGTACTGATTACGGTGTTGTGTTCGGGGCATTTGCTGGTTCCGTGTTTTATATAGCGACCGCTGCCGATTTGAGCGCAACACGGCGTATGGCTTATTTCGTAGTGTCCTATATCGCCGGGGTTCTGTGCGCTGGGTTAGTAGGCTCCAAGCTATCAGCCCTTACCGGATACAGCGATAAACCGCTGGATGCTATTGGTGCCGTAATCATTTCGGCGTTGGCCGTGAAAATACTCACCTTCCTGAATAATCAGGATATTGGCTCGCTGGTGGCGCTAATAACGCGCCGGGGAGGTTCCGGTGGTACTAAATGATCCAACAGCAACCATCAATGCTCTGTTATGCGCAGGTGTCGTGGTTACTCTCATGTTCTATCGCCGTCGAGACTCACGGCATCGGAAGTGGGTCTCCCGGCTGGCATGGCTGATAACCGTGATATACAGCTCTGTGCCGCTGGCTTATCTATGCGGCATTTACCCCTATTCAACATGGCCCACTATCGGGGCCAATATTATGATCCTTGTTGTGCTGCTGAGCGTAAGAGGCAATGTAGCGCGGCTCGTTGATGCACTGAGGCACTAATGAATCAATCTCAATTCCAGAAGGCGGCTGGTATCAGCGCCGGGTTAGCTGCGCGCTGGTTTCCGCACATTACAGCCGCGATGAAAGAATTCGGCATTACTGCTCCACTCGACCAGGCGATGTTTATTGCCCAGATGGGGCACGAGTCGGGAGGCTTTACCCGGCTGGTGGAAAATCTGAACTATGCAGCAGATAGCCTTGTGCCTACGTTTGGTAAACACCGTATCACCGCCCAGCAGGCCGCAGCACTCGGCAGAACGGCAACGCAACCAGCTAATCAGCGAGCAATCGCGAATCTGGTGTATGGGGGCGAGTGGGGAAAAAAGAATCTCGGTAATCAGGTTGCCGGTGATGGCTGGAAATATCGCGGTCGCGGCCTGAAACAAGTTACGGGCTTGAGCAACTATCGCAGCTGCGGACAGGCGCTGAAGCTTGACCTTGTTACCCAGCCTGAGCTGCTGGAGCGAGATGATTACGCCGCTCGTTCAGCCGCATGGTTTTATGTCTCCCACGGTTGCCTTCTTCATTCCGGTGATGTTGAGCGCGTAACCCTGCTTATTAACGGTGGCCGCAACGGTCTGGATAAACGCCGTGCGCTGTTTAACCAGGCTAAATCAGTACTGATGTGGGGTGGTTATGGGCATTGAAATGATTATTGGTCTGGCAACTGCGTTGCTGGCCATTGTCGCTGGCGCATTTGGGTTAGGTCATGCCCGCGGGACCAACAAGGCCGAAGCCAAAGCCGAGCAGCAGCGCACTGAAGAAAACGCCACTGCCAACGTCGCCGCGGCGGAACGGAAAGAGGAAGCCACCAGAGAGGCCAGCAATGTACAGCAGACTGTTAGCCATATGCCTGATGACGATGTTGATCGGGAGCTGCGCGAAAACTTTACACGCCCCGGCAGTCGTTGATACCGCATGTAACTGGGTACGGATCATCTACCTGACTGACCACGATATTGACGTGCTGGATAAGCAGACCAAGCGCGACATTCTGGCGCACAATAAATCCGTGCAGGCCAACTGCCCGCAATCAACAGACAGGGTTACACGATGACCAAGGCAAAGAATATTGAATTTCGGCTGAGCAAACTTGAGAAAGGGCCAGACAAGAATGTTCTGGCCATCATGGAGATAAGGTCGAGGGCTATTGCAGGTACGGTGTTGAACCAGGTACGAAATCAGGTGTTGAAAGGTCAATAATTTCTCTAAATACAGCCTCATAGGCCTTATTCATCTTATCTACTGTTTCTGAAGTGATATCACTTGTTGAAGGTATATCGATACCATCCATAAGTTTTATTTCAGCGAATTTTTCTAAAAATTGAAGGACGTCCTTTTTTTGGTCTTCAGGCATTGTTTGCACGATACAAGCAACAACGTTTCTCAGGGCCAAAATTTGTGCGTGAGTAACATAATAAGGATCATTCATAGCTTCTTACCTGTTCTGTTGAATTTGGTGATTTAACAGTATCAGGCTGAGATGACGGCCGCCACCATGTGGCAACAGTTACACGTTATGCCTCGCACAAGCGGGGCTTTTTTTATTGGAGATGATAAGGATGCCCGCACTGATCCTCCGTGCCTGCCGTAAGCGTGGATGCGCAGGTACAACCACCGGGCGCTCAGGCTACTGCGAGATGCACCGTAATGAAGGATGGCAACAGCATCAGCAGGGCAAGAGTAGGCAGATATAGAAACCGCCCAATGTCTTCGCCGGCTCAGGTTAGATAAATACCGTTGGCAGGCCTATTACACTGCAATTACCGAATAGTGATAATAGCTGTATAACCTGAAAATACAGGCTGAACAAACATATACAACTAATAGCATTAGCAACTAATTGTTACAGTGAAGGGGCTTAGCACCTCGGCATTGAACTTACTTTCAGCGACTGAGCGACATTCAGGCAGCAGATCTGCAATACGTTCTATAAGTGCCTCTGGTGTTGAGGATGAAAGTTCTTTAGCTGCTAGCGCTAAAGCCAGATCATAAGCAACAGACTCTTTCGTTCTGCCGCCAGAAAACACATTGTATGACATAGTTGACCTTACTTTTTTAAGTTGAGAAAAATGATTTATATCTTTTTTCTATATTCTTCGCCCAGGAACTGATAGAGCGATCTGAACTGGTTCGTTTGACTTACAGGAAGATAATTACTGCTGAGCACCATTCCTGAAATAATGATGCATGTAAGTGTGAACAGATAGTCCTTAAGTTCGATATCTGTCATTTGATAGGATTCTTCATTTGCAGCTGAAAGTCCTAAGCGATATGGCTTAAAAAGCAAAGAAGGAAATTTTTTAATGTCTTTCACCCTTCCTCCGGAAGGAAAAAGTATCCACATTTAGGGCAAATACACGTGATGTTTTTACGTATTTTGCTGGAACTTTGCTCCATGATATGAGAGCAGTGAGGGCAAGTCACCTTCACCTGTTTATCCATGTACATCTTAAGATCATCAAAGATAGTCATAAATATTACCTGGTGGATGTGTGGGTACTTAGTATACTCCCGTAATTAATGGATTGCTCATTTATTGACCGGCCAAGCCCGACACAGGTCTTCTCTGTGCAAGTGCAGGGAGGTAACATATCTGGCTGGCATGATGATCCCTAAGCATCCTCGGGGAAGATAACCTATTATTTATAATAGGTTGGGATCACTTAAGGAGTGTTTGAATGAAAAATGAAGAATTTGAACGTAAAGTCGAAGATGAGATTTCTGCTCTCATTAAGAAAAAGATCGCTGAAATCAGGAAAAAAACTGGTAAAGAGGTTTCTGAAATCGAGTTTATTCCAGTTGAGACAATGAATGGGCTTGATGGATACGAAGTAAAAATCAAGCTGATGTAA